CCGCCCAAAATAACCCCGATTACATGCGGTTAATCGAACCGGGCTACCAAGCCGAACAAATCCTATACGGTGAAATTGACGGCGTTAAGGTTAAATGCCGCCTGGACTGTCACGTTGAATCAGCGCACACCATCATCGATGCGAAAACCACAACCGATGCCAGTGAGCGAAAATTCGCCTATTCCTGCATCAATTATCGATACCACGTACAGGACGCGTTCTATTCCGAGATCTACCGCCAAAACTTCGGGGTAACGCCTCGGTTTATATTCTTGGCGGTCGAAAAAACTGCGCCGTATCTGAACGAATTATACGAATTATCGGAATACGACCGAGAACGCGGGACCGAATTATACCGCGCTGATCTTGCAACCTACAAACGCTGTATGGATTCGGGTATCTGGCACGGCTTGACGGAATCCACCGAGGTTAAAACATTGATTTTGCCATAATGTTTATCGAATTAATGAACGCCGTAACGCTCAAACGCGAACTGTTCAATGTGTCGTATCTTGATAAAATAACCGACCTGGGCCATGGATTTATTCAGATCGGGAAATCCACGTACGATATACCCTACAATAAATTTAAAAACTTAATAAACGAACACCATGCAAAAAACACACTGGAAAAAATTAACAAATCCTGACTACATAGGCGCGTACGCCTTGAACCCAGGCGAGGATCTAATCGTGAGAATCGAAAAGGTAACCCACGAAACAATCAAAGGGGCTGACGGCAAAACGGATCAATGCAACGTGGCCCACCTGGTAGGGCACAAACCTTTCATCCTCAACGCCACCAATCAGAAATCAATCGAAAAGGCTCTCGCGTCTCCCTATATTGAGGATTGGACCGGCAAATGGATTCAACTCTACGCGACCCCGGTTAAGGCGTTCGGCGAGGTCGTGACAGCCTTGCGGGTTCGTAACCAAGCCCCCAAGCCACCAGAAAAGGCCAAAATGTCGCTGACACCTGAGCACGCAAAATGGAACGAGGCGAAACAAGCTATAAAGGCCGGAACCGTAACGATTGAAACAATACGCGCCCGCTACGTTCTATCTGATGAAAATGAGGCTTTGATTCTCTCCGAATAGCATATATTCGAGCCATGATAACGATATGCGCGCCACCCGGGATGGATTACCATCAAGCAATGGCCTATATAACAGCGGAAATAATCCACGAGGTGCGCGCCCGTTATCCTTACGATCTAGCGTCCGAAATACTCGAGGACGGCTCGGTTACATTCGGCCAAGACGGCTCGGTTTACGTTGGTATGTTTAGCCCGTCAATTGAAACGTCTCACCGGTCCAAAACTAAAGACCGCGCAACATTTCAACGAGCGGCGGGTACGGATATATGTCCGCCTTATCCGGCCGATATGAATTGTGAGTAAATACACCCGATTCGCCTTTTAATGCCCTGGGCGATATGTCCCAAATATCCTCGTTGTATTCCAGACTGATGCCGAATTTTTCCCCCCAATGCACTAGCAACAAACGGGTCGACTCGATTTGTTCGTCCGTGTATTTCTGCCAATATTTAAACGTGCGATATTCGAGCTCGATTACGTCGTCCGAACTCACCACGCCGTTCACGTAATTTCTGAACTGACCCGATTTGTAGGTCAACGGCCCCCAATTGCATAGCTCAATCCCGATGGACTGTTTGTCCAGGTTCATGTATGGCAATTTCCCAAAATGTTTTATTTGCATCCCTAGGTGATACCCCCAATATTGAGACCCGAACCCCTGCACGATTTCACCGTCTCGGCTGATAGCCACGCACGTTGCGACCGGCGTTCGGTCTGCCTGCCATCCCTGGTAAACTATCTCGCCCTTTCCGCCCCCTGCGGTATGGTGCAGGACGATTTGTTTTTTGGCGGATTTTTCCCGCACGTAATTATTAAACGGTATTTGTTTTAAGTTCATCGATTAATCTTTTATTGTACCACTCGGCTTTTTGCAAATCTTCAACGCCTTTTTTGTGACGGAATCGCCAGGTGTATTTTATTACGTTCCCCTTCAAATATCCTTGAAATTCCAAATCGCTCATTGAGGCCTTAATCGCCTCAATACATTCAATCCCGCCCTTTTTGTAGTGCTCCGGGTTTATTGCATCCATTTGGCAAATTTAATTTGTTTTATACGTAAACGCGCGCATCCAGTCGGATGATTTGCTTCGATCAAAATGAATCTCAAGCCAACGACCCCCACAAGGTTTTGGAGGTGCGGCTCTTTCTACGTGCCACCCGCCCTTTCCCTCGTTGTATTCTTCCTTGTAGGCTGGCGTTCTGATCATCAAAATATCGCGCAATTCGACGTTATTTCTCAGGTTCAACCCCTCCAATGTATAGGTGATTTCGGTTGATTCGTGGACGTGACCCATCCATATTGCGTTAGCTCCTTCAATCATTGTGGCCATACGGTTAAAATTGATCGCGCCCTTTGTAACCGGTCCGCCGCCACCGGCACCGTGGTAATATTTAATTTTATATGATTTACTGATGGTACTTTGTCCGCGAATATGCTGATAAATTACCCAGCCACCATAGCCGCCAACCTGAACCGATGCGCCGGTCTTGTTGTTTAACAACGTTACAAAACGCTCGATGACGTCCGTCTCGCAATGTCTGAGTATCGAAGTTTCGTGGTTGCCGTACCCGATCACCTTGATATTGTGCGCATAGGGTGCAAACCATTCGACCGCGGTATCTACGACCGAGTCCAGGTACCTGCTGTTGTTATGCTCGGGCCGGATCTCTGATTTGCTGCGTCGGCCGTCATATTTTCCCTGCATCAAACAAAACATGTCGCCGTTGATCAAAATATCGTTTCCGCCTTTTTTGGCTTCTTCCAGGTGATCACGCAATAACTCGCGGTCACAGTGTGGATTGTCCCAGTGTAAATCGGATATTAACAGCACCTTTAATTTTTTGGCGTTGGTTCTGAAAGTATGAACGTTGTTTGTTTTCATAGCGCGATTAAAAATAAGGCCGCCAAAACGACACACGCAATACGTAACGAACGATTGACACGCTTAACGTGTCCAAGGTCCTCGGCTTGCGTTTGAATGGCTGTGCGTTGTGTTGCAATGATTGAGGAATCAACCTGCCTAAATTGACGGCACAGATTGAGTTGTTCGCGAGCCTCGGCCCCCTTCAATAAATATAAATTAATATCCGAGCGTGTCGAGCTGTCTGTGCATTGTGAGTAAATCGCGTGTGGTCTGGCAAGAAGTATCGCCAAAAATAACACGGTACAAAGTATCATATTTGATTTGCGTGCGGCGTTGGATTTTGTACAGTGTGTCATATTTTAGCTCGAGCGTTTTAATTGTGTCTGTGTAGGTCGTGTGATGATATTGGACCGTTGAAACGGGCCGGTTCAGATAAGCCACCACGATCAACGTAATAACCATGATCGCATAAAGTAAATAATTAGGCCTCATCGCCGAAAAAGTTTGTCACAAATTTACCGACCGCACCGGCAACGCCTGAAATAAGCATAATTTTCGGGTGATCCAAATTTAAGCCGGCAATAAATAACGAACCGGCCGCAATTGAATCGCCCAGGATGCGAAATCGTTTCGGGGTCGGCTTAAAGTAATTTTTTAACCTTGTCCGCGGCTTGCCTTGCATGATTTGTGCTTGTTGACGTGTTTCGTATGTCGGCCGAGCTTCCGTTTTGGTTTCGGCTGGTGTTGCTGGGTACTAGTTTGTTTCGCGGCCATTTTTTTCGTTTACTTTTTTAAGGTAATAAACACCCGCCAAAATGCCCGTACAAAAACTAACAACACCCACACAAAATGAAAGAACGGGCCCCCAAGTTTGAGTAAAATGAATAACGGCCGCTGAGGTCGAAATCGTTGCCGCAATGGCTGCCGTCGTGTCATTTGCTAGGTCGTGTTTCATTATATAATTGGTTTGGGTTCTGGTAAAACACAATAAGGTGAATCGGGGTACTTCTCACAAAAGGTCTTGAGATACAAACTTTCATCACCGCTGAATGTATGCACCCCACAAGGATTTGGATAAACCGCATACGGCTCAAACTCGGTTGGTACTTCTGCATAGAATAGAATATCAACCGCCCATTTGTCGGACTGCTTTGTGCAAACGGGTTTGTCATCAACTTGCCCCCACTCTAAACAAATAAATCC